ATGTCTAATCCATATGAGGATGCTGTTGATTCAGTATACGTTAAGAACCCAGCTGGTTTTCAAGACGCTGTGAGTGCTATCTTAGCAGATAAACTAAAAGAAAGAATTGGTGTTGAAAAGGTCGCAGTTGCACAAAGCTTTCTAAACGAACCAGAATCAGAAGATTACGAAGATCAAGAAGAGGTTGCAGATGAAGAAGTTTAAAGAGCTCTTTGAAGCCCCTGGTGCACCTGCACAAGATAACAAAGTCGAAAAAGACGACGATAAAGAAGTAAAAGGTTATAAGCCTCGCTCTAAAGGAGAAGAGGACTTTGCTAATGCGCATATGGTAACTAAAGTACCTCATCCTGTAGCTGGTGATGCACAGTTTAACGGTGATGTACAAAGAGGTAATCCTGACGCTCATGTTGGCGGTAAAAAACACGCAGATGGCGAACCAGTAGTAAAGCAAGGCTCATCCGATACTAAGCCTGGCGGAACAGCAACCCCAGATTCTCGTACACAAGGTAGACCTGGTGAAAAGACTCCAGTAATGCAAGGTTCATCTAAGATTAAAGAGAGCTTTTCTTCGTTTATTGAGGAGAAGGTGAATGTCGACGATTAAACTTTTAACTACTACCGCATCACTCGGTGTAGCAAACAATATGGGCTCTACTACTATGGTCCGTGTTGTTAATACTGATTCAGCAGAACAGACTGTTACAGTTGCTAATACAGTGGGCCCAGAAAACGGAGGCGGTACACCTGGTTCTGTAGTTATCGAAGCAGGTCAAACAGAAATTATTGTAAAAGAGCCAACAGATACCGTAATATCAGTAGCAGCTGTAAAAGCAACAGGCGTAGCGAGATACTAAAATGAAACTCATATGCGAAATTAACGAAGACTTAGAGTACATTGCCGAGGCTACAGAAGATGGCGGCAAGAACCACTATATTAAAGGTGTGTTCATGCAAGGTAATCTCAAGAACAGAAATGGTCGCGTTTATCCAATGGAAGTGCTTCAAAAAGAAGTAGGACGCTATCAAAAAGAATATATTGACCGTAAGAGAGCTTTTGGCGAACTTGGTCACCCTTCAGGTCCAACAATTAACCTGGACCGTGTTTCCCACATGATTACCGAACTTAAGCAAGACGGTGACAACTTTATAGGTAAAGCAAAAGTTATTGACTCGCCTATGGGTAACATCGTTAAGAACCTAATGAATGAAGGCGCAACAATTGGCGTATCTTCACGTGGTATGGGTTCTCTTAAGCCAAACAAGTCCGGTATTGCTGAAGTACAAAACGATTTTTACCTGGCTACTGCAGGCGACATTGTAGCCGATCCATCTGCTCCTGACGCATTTGTTGAAGGTATTATGGAAGGTAAAGAGTGGGTTTGGGATAACGGAATTATTCGTGAAGCTACGATTAATGACTATAAAGAAGAAATTAGTAAGACCTCAACGCGAGATCTAACCACTGCGAAGTTAAAGATCTTTGAGGACTTCATCTCAAAACTTTGATTTTATAAATAATAGAAGCAATAAATTCCATAAAGGAGAACTGCAAATGTCTGATAAAGAACTAGAGATGAGAGAAGACCTCACCGACGAGCAGTTGGATGAGTTCAAAGCATCTTATGGTGACCCTTCAGAAGTACCTGAGCCGGCAGCCAAGAAGGCTAAAGCTCCTGGTAAGTCTAAGAACGTTACCGATGATCCACAAGACGCACCAACCGCTGTTAAACCTAAAGCAGCTGCTGTAAAAGAGTCTACTAAGATGGGCTTGATACAGGCTATGGTAGAAAGAATGAATGGTATGAGAAAGGAAGATCTCATGAATTCTTTTGACCGCATGGTTGATGCTCTTGAAGCTCAAGAAGCTATCAGCGAAGACGCTGAAGAAGCTGTTGAGGTTGTAAAAGCCGGTCATACTGTTACAGCTGAAGAGATCGACATCAAAGAAGATGTTGCAGCTCTATTTGCTGGCGATGACAGCCTGACCGAAGATTTTAAAGAAAAAGCAGTGACTATTTTTGAAGCAGCCGTAGTATCTAAAGTAAACGAGCAACTTCAAAAGTATGTTGTTGATACTGAATCAGAGCTTGAAGCTGAAAGAACTAAATTGAAAGAAGAAACTGTTAAGCAGCTTGACCAGTACCTCGACTATGTTGTTGAGAACTGGATGGAAGAAAACAAGCTGGCGGTAGAGGCGGGTGTTAAAGCCGAAGTTACCGAAAGTTTCATTAACGGTCTTAAAGAGCTGTTTGTAGAGCACTACATTGAAATCCCAGATGACAAAGTAGATGTTGTAGAAGAACTTGCAGCTCGCGCCGACGATCTTGAATCTCGTCTTAATGAAGAGATTGAAAAGAATGCTGGTATGAAAGCCCAAATGACCGAATTCACGAAGGCTGAGCTTGTAGCTGAGGCTTCTGAATCACTAACTGAAACACAGAAAGAAAAATTCAAAGTGTTGGCAGAGAGTGTTGATTTTGTTGATGAGGATAAATATATCCAAAAGCTTGAAACTCTGAAAGAAAGCTACTTTACTTCTACAGATGAGTCTAAGGCTGTAGTAAGTGATTTTGATGACGCGGAGCCACTGGATGAGGAAGTTAAGTCTGCTCGTTCAGCTAATCCGGAAATGTCGGCCTATGTAAACACGATTTCAAGAACACTGAAAAAGTAATTAATTATAAATAATACAAGTAAATCGAAACCGTAAGGAGAGATAAAAGATGCAATATGTAACTGAAGAACTTGTCGGAAAGTGGACACCAGTTCTTGAGCATGCCGATCTTCCCGAGATTAAAGATGCTCATCGCAGATCTGTAACTGCTACACTTCTCGAAAATCAACAACGTGCTTCTCGCGAAGCAGCACAAGGCTCTGGTGGATATGGTATGCCATCACTGCTTGGTGAGGCCTCACCTGCTAACGCAATGGGTGCTTCATCTTCTGTAGCTGGCGACGGCGACGTAGATATCTTCGATCCAGTGTTGATTTCACTGGTTCGTCGTTCTATGCCTAACCTGATTGCTTATGACATCGCAGGCGTACAGCCAATGACTGGTCCTACTGGACTGATCTTTGCAATGCGTGCACGTTATACTGCTCAGGATCAAACTGAAGCATTGTACAACGAAGCTGATACTGACTTCTCTAAGTCAGCTGCTGGTAATACTCTTTCTGGCTTTGCTAGAGATGAGTCTATTACTGACGGTACAACAACTGGTCAGACTGGTTCTGATCCAACAGCTCGTGCATCTGCTAACGGCTACACTGTTGCAACTGGTATGACCACTGCACAGGCTGAAGCTCTTGGTGATGCTACTAACAATGCATTCCAGCAAATGGCATTCAGCATTGAGAAGGTTTCTGTAACAGCAGTAAGCCGTGCTCTGAAAGCTGAATACACCATGGAATTGGCACAAGACCTTAAAGCAGTACACGGCCTTGATGCTGAAACCGAGCTGTCAAACATCCTTTCTGCTGAAATCCTTGCTGAGATCAACAGAGAAGTTGTTCGTACTATCAACTACACAGCTACCGGTGGTGCTACTGAAAACACTGCTGCATCTGGTACCTTTAACCTTGACGTTGACTCTAACGGCCGTTGGTCAGTAGAGCGCTTCAAAGGTATGATCTTCCAGATCGAGCGTGAAGCGAATGCGATCGCAAAAGATACAAGACGTGGAAAGGGTAACATCCTGATCTGTTCTTCTGACGTTGCTTCTGCACTTCAGATGGCAGGTGTTCTGGATTATACTCCTGCACTGTCTGCTAACCTTAACGTAGATGATACTGGTAACACATTTGCAGGTGTATTGAACGGTCGTATCAGAGTATACATCGATCCTTACTTCTCAAGTGCTTCTGGTAACCAGTACTTCACTGTAGGCTACAAAGGCTCAAGCGCATTTGACGCTGGTCTGTTCTACTGCCCATATGTACCTCTGCAAATGGTACGTGCGGTTGGTGAGAATACTTTCCAGCCCAAGATCGGCTTTAAGACTCGTTACGGAATGGTTGCTAACCCATTTGCTAAGGGTGCAACTGCTGGTAACGGTTCTATCTCATTTGCTGATAAGAACGTTTACTACAGGGTCGTTAGCGTTGCTAACCTGATGTAATAACAAGAACTGTCTTAACAGTCACGTTTAAGGGCTCCTTCGGGGGCCCTTTTTTTATGCCTAAATATACGTAGAGGTATAATATGAGCGCATTAGATAGTCAACCAGCAAATAAGAATATGTTATCGCCTACTGGCTTTAGATTCGTTCTAAACCGTACGCCTAACATTAATTATTTTACATACAGTGTTCCTATTCCATCACTAACACTTGGTGAATATGATGAGGCAACACCGTTCGTTGCATTACCTTATCCAGGTGATAAGCTAAGGTATGAGCCTTTAACTCTTAGATTTAGAGTAGATGAAGATCTTAAGAACTATATGGAAATACATAACTGGATGGTATCATTAGGTTATCCAGAATCGTTTGCACAAGCAGCCTATAGAAGCGATACTGCTACAGCATTTAAAAATGATAATGTCTACTCTGACGGTACATTGCTTATTATGACAAGTAATCAAAATCCTAATTTGCGTATTGAATTTGAAGATATGTTTCCTATATCATTAACAGAGCTAAATTTTGATGCTTCCTTAGATGATATACAATACCTTGAGGCTACTGCGACGTTTAGATATAAGATATACAG